GTCCTGACACTATGGGATTAACAGGAGATCCTAATAAGTCGCAACAAAATGAAGAAACAATCGACTATGATTCGTTGTTAACTCACATAAAACTAATTAATATGAGGTGAAAATAAATGAGTGAAGCAATTCAAGCCATTTTAGATGAATTAAAAAATATAAAAGCTGGTAACACAGAATTATTTAACTCTAAATTTGGTGAATTGAAAGAAAAAATAGAAGCAAGAGACAAAGAATATGATGAAAAATTTAAGTCTCTTGATGAACAAAGAGATAACTTTATCAAAAAAGAAATACAGCCAATTATTGACAAGGCTGTGACTGAGTTTAAATCATCATTTAAGACAACTAACAAAAATACAGAAGTTACCCATGATGTTGAAATTTATGGCAAAGATTTTGGTAACTTTATGTATAAAGCAAAAATGAATGACATGAAGTTAAAAGGATTGAGTGAAAATACTGGTACCGATGGCGGGTATTTAGTTCCTACAGTTTGGTCAAACCAGATTGGTAAGCTAGTATTAGAATCAAGTATTTTTAGAAATAACGGCGCTAAAGTTATAAATATGCCATCAATAACTTTTAAGATGCCTAATCTTAAATATAATAGCAATGCTGATGGTTCACAATACGGTGGTATTACTGCTTATTGGAGCGATGAAGCCGCTGCATTAACATCATCTGCACCAAAGTTTGAGTATACTCAATTGGATGCAAATAAATTAATTGGTTTTTGCGATAGTCCAGAAGAGCTTATTGAGGATTCTTATGTTGCCATTGCTCCATTCCTTCAACAGTGTTTTGGAGAAGTTATAACCTTTAAGGAGGATTCGGCGTTTTTTGCTGGTGTTGGAGTTGGAAAACCACTTGGTATTAGGGTTGCAGCTTGTCGTGTTACTGTATCAAGAGCAACGGCAAGTCAAATACATCCTATAGATATTGTTACAATGATATCAAGATTCAAAGGAAGTCTTGACAGGGCTGTATTCGTGCTTAATCAAACGTGCTTACCGCAAATATACACTTTACAAGATAATAATGGTAATTTTATATTTAATCCTGGTGGTAGTGGTTCAATTGCTCAAAAATCTCCTGGAACTTTATATGGAATACCTTTGTTGTTAACTGAAAAAGCCGAAGCGTTAGGAACTGAGGGAGATATAGGTTTATATGATTTAGGTCAATATTTAATTGGAGATAGATCAGGGTTAAGGATAGAGGAATCTATGCATTATCAATTTAATGCAGATAAAAATTCATGGAGATTCGTTAAGAGAGTGGACGGAAAACCTTGGATGAATAGTGCGATTACTCCATACAAGGGCGGAGTTACACTAAGTCCGTTCGTATTGTTAACATAAGGATGGTGATATAAGATGAATCAAAAAATAATTGAAGGTTTAACCACTAGTTTACAAGTTGCCCCAACCGCAACAACAGGTAAATCAAGTAGTGCATTATTAGACATGTCTAAACACGAAAGAATAGTTGCAAAATTAATAGGGCATAGATTACCAGATGACAAAGGTGCTGGTGTAATAACCGTATCTTTGTATGAATCAGACGTGTCTAGTTGGTCTGCAAGTGCTACAGCAATAACCGCAGGGGTAGCAACAGCAACATTAAATAGTGTAACTGATGCATATGCAAGGACAGAAATAAGAGCCGCACAATTATCAACTAACTCACTAAAACGTTATGTTGGTGCTTATGTTGCCGCTAATACTTCAACTGTTTGTAGTGTAATCCTTGAAAGAGGTAACGGAAGTTATAATCCACAATAATAAATAACTTTAGAAATAAGCCTAATATATTATTTTAGCCGTAATTTTTATTCATAAATTCTTAGTTTATTTTTATTAGGCTTGTTTCTTTTTAATTTAGATAGATAGAGAAAGGTATAAGAATTATGAATAAGAAAATTTTAGTAGCATTACCAAATACAGGATATTATCATTATCTTGCCGTAAATGGGATCTTAGGAATGCAGATACCAGAAAATTATGATCTTGGTTTTAGGTTTATGAGTAATTGTTTAATCTACGATGCAAGAGAAAAACTTTGCGAGTATGCAATAAAAGACAAGTTTGACTATATACTATTTATAGATAGTGACATGGTAATGCCAATACATGCTGTTAGAAGCTTTTTAAATTGCCTTGATAATGGTTTCGATATGGTAACAGGTATGATATTTAAAAGGTCTTATCCTTATCAACCTTGTTTTTATCCTAAAGCCAGATTAAAACAGACTAAAAGAATGGTTAATGGCAAAGAAGAAATTAACTTTATACCTGATTTGGAAGGGTGTATAAGTTGGGATAAAGACAGTATTATACCACTCGAAGGTATGGGAATGGCTTGTTGTATGCTGAAAGTAAGCATATTAGAAAAGATCAAAAAGCCTTGGTTTTACCCTTTTCCAAATGTTGGCGAAGACTTGACATTTTGTATTAAGGCAAGGCAAGAAGCAAATGCAAAAATGTGTGTTGATACAAGGGTAGATGTTGGACATATAACAGAAGCAACTGTAACAAGCCAATTTCAAAAAGAAGCACTTGCACAATGGGAATCTAATCCTGAAAATAAAGGGAAATTGTTATACATGGAGGGCGAAGATGGCTAAGATTATCGGAGGTCTTTTATGTAAGAATGAGGAAAACAGATGGCTTAAACAATATTTAGAGCAAATGAAAATATTGTGTGATGAATTAGTTGTTGTTGATGATTGGTCCATAGATGGTACTGAAAAAACATGTTTAGAATATACAAAATATGTTTATAGAAATTCAGAATTTAAATTCGATAACAATGAATCTTATTTAAGAGAATTATTATTTAATCAATGTTCTAGACTCTGTAATGAAAATGATTGGATAATAATTTTAGATGCTGATGAATTATTATTTAGTATATACAATGAATCAGCCTCAGAAATATTAAGAAAATATCTTTTAGGTTTTGACAGCACTGTAAATTGTGTAGGTGTTAAATTGTTTGATATGTGGAATGATAAACAATTCCGGGAAGATGATTATTGGACAGCACATTTAAGATATTGGCCTATGTTCTATAGATATAAAAATATTAATTATAAATGGAATAGGAGTAAATTACATTGTGGAAGATGGCCTTTAGAATTTAATAATTTACGAATTGCTTGTTTAAATGATATTCGTATAAAGCACATGGGGTGGAGCACAGAAAAGGACAGAAAAAATAAATATGATAGGTACATGAAATTAGATGGGAAAGGGGAATTTGGGATATTGGAACAGTACGAAAGTATTTTGGATCCACACCCTAATCTGGTGACATTATGAAAAGAATATTAATAACCGCTCCAATCCGTCAAAAACCCGAAATATTAACTCAATACCTTGAAAGTCTTGCCAATTTAGAGATTGGCAATTTTAGTATAGATAAATATTTTGTATTACACAATTGCTACGAAGAATTAAAACACTTATTTCCGAGTGATTGTATTTTAGAATGTTACGAAGATAAGACAAAAGATGTAAGGGAAGAATATACACACAATTGGGATATAGGGAATTTATCAGCAGTAGCAAGTATAAAAAATAATATCGTGGCGTATAGCTTGAAAAATAAATATGACTATACGTTTTTTGTAGATAGTGATTTGATATTACATCCTAAGACACTTAATCAGTTATATACACAACTTGAATCAATGAAAGAATATATCATGAGTGAAGTATTTTGGACAGAATGGAATAAGGGTGAAGGAAATCTTGGGAGTAATGCATGGGATTATGATGGCTATGGTGGAGATCAAGAAAGATACAAAGAAAAAGGAATATATCAGGTAGGTGGTACAGGTGCATGTATCTTGATAAATAATGCAGTGTATGGATATGGCGTGAATTATAGCCCTATACCTAATGTATCATTTACACACTGGGAAGATAGGGCTTTTTGTATTAGGGCAATGGTAAATAATTTCAAGATATTTTTAGATACCCATTACCCAGTAACACATTTATATAGATAGGTGAATTATGGCAACTAATTACGAGTTTGAAGCACAAAAAATTATATATGATGCATTAATAAAGAATTCTACGCTTATGACATTGGTAAGTAGTAGGATATATGATGAGCCAAGCGAAAACCTAGATTACCCATATGTAACTATTGGTGATGGTGGAAGTAAACCGCATTTAAGGCATAATGGTGATGGCTTGGATAGTTATTTCCTTATTACTATATTTACACAACCGAAAGACTTAGGATTTTATCAGGCTGAAAATATTGCAAGTGAAATAAAATCAAGTATACACCTAAAACAATTAACTTGTTTTGATGTGAACATAAGGAACGTAATAACTAAAGAAGAATCTTTAACCCGAAAAAGAGAAGGATATGACAGAAATATAGAACTAAATTATAGAGTACTTTTAGAAAGCGTGTGAAAGCATGGGAATAAATGATTATTTCGACAAGATGTATAGAAGCGATAGAGTAAAAAAAATACAGGATATAACTTTAGAGCAGACATCACCACCAACATTGACTTTAGTAACTCTTGCAGAGATGAAGAATTATCTAAAAATTGGTACAGATACAACAGATAATAATCTGATTACAGATTTGATTAAATCGGCTCATTCGATAATCGAAAATCAAATCCACAAATGTATTTTTATGCAGTCGTGGAAACAAATGCAACAAGGCGGTATTAATAGAATTAAATTACTCAAATGTCCTGTTCAAGACAATCCAACAGTGACTATATACGAAGAATGGGACAGTGCAGGCGAAGAATTAACGACTGATGATTTTAGAATAGTCGGTAATGAGTTAATACATGTAAATGGCTGGTTTGATGAGTATAGAGAAATGGATGGGTATACAATCGAATATGATGCTGGTATGTTTACATCAAATGATTATAGCGGTGATGTAGTACAAGGAACGGCAACAATTGGGACAGCTTCAACCGAAATACTACCTGCTAATTTAGATCGAAAATATTGTATACTCATGAATTATACAGATTATGACATATCGCTTGGTATTGGAAGTGATGCAGTTCTAGATAATGGAATAGTTTTAAAAGCTGGTGACGATGTATACAAGAGATATAACCAATATGAATTTAGTGAAGCAAACGGTAATAACTTTACTGGTGCAATTAACGGAATCGCAGAAACGGCAACAACTGTAAATTATCTATACTCAAATAGTTATATATCCACAAATGACCTTGAAAGAATTGTCTTAAAAAATGTGATATATAGACTTGTTGCATATTTCTACGAGAATAGACAGCAATATTGCACTAATTACAACGAGGAAAACTGGTCAATTAACTATGACACAATTAATTTACCTCTTGAATTTAAGACTATGTTAGCACCGTTAAGACAACATAATTTAGGTATATTGTAATGTTAACTAATCTACGTCATAGGGTGACGTTTATGCGTGCTAGTGCTACGGTTTGGACTGCTGGATGTAGCACGGTAACAAATATTACTATATCTGACGAGTGGGCAAATGTTCAAAGAGTTAATATGAGCAATGACGTTAGCAACTATAAAAATCAGCAAATGATCTTTTATAAAGTTACTGTGAGAAATGCAACAATTGGAGATAACAATGAAACAATTAATAATAAGATGTTTATCAAGTTTAACGGTAAAAAATTTAAAATAAACTGTGCTTCTGACCCTACGAATCATGGCAAGTATCTCAAAATAGATTGTCAGGAGGAAACTGTCTAATGGCTAATAATAACAATGTTGAAATTACAGGAGTTAAAGAACTTTTAAAGAAGTTTCAAAATTTTCAAGATGAAATTAAAGTTGAAATTCAGAAAGAATTGATTGCTACTGCATTAACGGAACTTGAAACACCAGCAAAAGAGACTTTGACAAGTGATGGACACATTGACACAGGTAGATTGAGATCAAGTATATATACAAAATATAAAGGGCATGAGAGTAAAAGATATAGTGACCATGAAGGTAATGGATTTGTTTGTAATATAAACGTGCCTGTTAAAGACATGCAAATAAGTGTAGGGACTGATGTTCCTTATGCAAAAAAGATTGAGAAATTAGACAGTTATTTAGAAAAAAATTTTAATAAGGCAAAACCTAAATTTAGAGAAAATATAGACAATGTAATACATGAGTTAACAAGGAGGT